CTTAGGACATCCTTTTTAGATTCTGCATCTGCAAGTCCCATAGTTACAACTGTATTTTCATTTGTGTAACCAGGCCATATACAATATTCCGGTCCAACAAAACGAATATTTATTTCACTAATCATTTTCTGAACCACACCAAAAAGAGGTTCATGATCGAACCATTCTTTTTCTATTTTCTTTATGATCTTAGTTTGTTCTATCCACATAGAAATAAAATCTCTAGCACCCTCAGTGTTATTAAAATATAGAGGGGAAGCCTTTATTCCAGATATCATACCATTCGCTGTTGTTAAAACCACATCGATATCACTTCCTTCAAACTGATCATACACATCTAGGGATTTGTGAATGAGAGAATCTACATCCATCCATAAAATGGGGTGCTGTTTCTCGTTGAGAGTATCTAATAAAAATTGTGGTTTACTTAAACAGTTATTTTGATAAGTTCCAAGAGATTCTTTCTCTTGTATATCATAAGGTATATCCAGAGAATCACAATTCTCTTTCAGTCTTTTTCCATGATCACTGTAATAAGTTCGATCTTCAATATCACTATAGAAACTGATTAGTTGAGTTTTCATAATATAAATCTTTCATTTATCCATTTCCAATATGGTATTTAGGTATCAATTCCCAGTCTTTCTTTTCCTTGAAAGGTATTATCTTTATCTTTCCAATGCTACAAATAGGATCTTCGCAGTCTTCTACTTCTAGAATTGTTAAAAGTCCCCACTCCTCAAGAAGTTTAGTTATCCTGTTTCTTCTTGCAATATCACCATCAGAAATATCACTTTCCAAATTATCCATCTCAAACAATTCTTTGAAATGCATTATAGCATACCTTCCCTGTTTATGCAATATATGACAGGACTGGTATAACTTCTTCTCTTTCCTAGAGGAGATTCCGATTCTCGTAAGAGTTTCTTTTATTTTTAGGAAATCTTCTTTTTCTTTCAACTGGATCTCAATGCCCAATCCATTAAAAATATCTTCTTCTTCATACATAAGTTTTCTCACATTATTAACTACTATACACCATTATGTATGATTTTCTTGGCCTACAAAATTCTTTCTGATTTCATCATAAGATTCATCATCAATCAGATCAATAATTTGCTTTGTTTTTTCGTCAGAATAATCAAAGTATTTCTTGATAATGAGAAACTTCTCATCGTGTTCATTTTTTAGCCATTTAGAAAATCTTTTTCTCTTTCGTAATGAATGAAGATAATAATCGAATTTCATATTAAGTTGATTTGCATGTATAATTGTGTCTGGAAAATAAGATAAACAACGATTTACCACAAAAGGAACATAATCCTTTTCTGCAAGATCATCTTTCATCAAATCTTCTTTAGTATAATTTATTGCATTTAGATATTCAGTCAGTTTCATCGTACACAACCGCAACTACATCTGATCTTTTAATAATATCAAATTCCTCATGGATACCAATACGAGAACGAGCGTCATATAAAACAGAATCACCTACTTGATAGTTTATTGGACCAATGTTACCTAGAGCATCTGGAACACCAGGTCCCAACGATAGAACCTTCGATTCACAGAATGAACTATCTAAGACTTGACTTTTCTTAATAATGATACCACTTTCAGTTTTTTCTTCTTTTTCGTAATCTACTTTTTCTAAAATTATGTGATCACCTTGTGCTAATATTTTTGTCATTTGAATTCACATCCCATCATAAGTTCGACGATACACGCCACTAAGTTAATTTCTTGATCTGCTACAAACGCAGATTTATATTGATATTCTGCTAACACTAAAATTGCTTGAGGAATAGATGAAGAAGTAATATGATCATACAATCCATCATATATCTTTCTAAAAAGTTGTGTAGGAGAATTGTCTGAATTTTCTACCGCCCATTTTCTTGCATTTGTGAAGTCTTTGTTCTTCATATGCAGAGCAAGATCTTTTATGAAAATTTCTCCAATTTGCGTTAATATCCCAGTATCTATATCTCCAGAAACTGAATATCTTTGAAGTTCATTCAACACTCTCCTGAAGTCTGGAAAATGTTTTAGAATTAATTCTGCTAAAACCTTTTCATCATATTTAACATCCTCTTCGGATAAAATATATTTAATTCTATCCATAAATTGTTTTGCTAATTTTGGTTTCTCATCTTTAGGAATAGAGAAATTTATATTAGTACATCTAGAATGTAAAGGTTCAATGATACGATTCTTGAAGTTACATGTTAGAATAAATCTACAATTATCGCTAAACTCCTCAATAAAACCCCGGAGTGCAGGTTGGGTAGACTGGGCATTCGAATAATCAAATTCATCAAGTATTACAACTTTTTTATTACCTGATATCGAAACCGTACTTGCAAAATTTCTAATCTTTGTTCGTAGTGTGTCAATGTTCCCATCCTCGGAACAGTTAATCATAATATAATCACACCCAAGTTCATTACAAAGAGCCTTTGCTATGGTTGTCTTTCCGCAACCTGCACCCCCGGACAAGAGGAGATTTTGTGATTCTCCAGATAGAACCATATCCTTAAAAGTTTCCTTTATATCTTCAGTCAAAACACAATCATCAATTTTCTGCGGACGATATTTTTCGCACCACAAGTATTCATTATTCATAATATAAAACTCACAAACTAATTATTATATTTGGAATCAGATTCCAAAGCAATCCAATAAGTCAAATCTAAATTTTTATTTCTGAATTGACTTACAACTTTATCTGAAATTTCAACTTCATAATCACCGGGAAGAAGTTTCAAATTCTCTACTTTAAAATAGAACTCAAAATCATGGTCAGCATGAGGAAGTTCTCCCAAATTGATGGAATAATCATTACTTGTTGAATCACTTTTATCAAGAGCAACCAACTCCAAAGAATTACCATCAGTCCTGAGACAAAGATCAGGTAATTCAAGAACAGAAGACGCTTTTTGTAATTCTGAAAAATCATTATTATTCAACTCAAAAGAAACTACACTATCCGGCATAGAAATATTCTTATTTATAGTAGTGAGTAATTTAGGTTCGGAATAATAATATGTAACTTTAGTCCCATTAGAGGAAGAAATTACCATATGATTCTCTTCAAAAACAAATTCTGGATCGTCAAAAAGAGAAACCGTTGCAAGAAGTTTACCAAGATCCCAAACACCAAATTGTTTTTCGAAATTTTCTTCTACCTTTGCTTCTGCCATAACATTTTTCACTGGAGAAATTGTACGAATAATATTCCCCGGATCAATCAGAATATTAGAATTAATTGAAGAGAAGTTCTTCAAAATACCCAAAGTTCTTTGGGACAATTTCAATCCTGTTTCATTTTCAACTGTTGTCATTTTTCACCTCGTATCGTTTTCATCTTCAAAATCATAATAATCAATATCACCATTTAGGTAATCTTTTAGCATTTTTTTATTTTCTTTTCTTGCTACTCTTCTTCTTTGCTTATTAAATCCACCCTTATTCATGTCTCGAATCTCCTCTTCGGACATTCTATAATCATTGTTGACATTATCTTTATTTTTCATTTTCCTTTAAAAATCCTCCAAAGTTTTTGTTAACTCTTTTAATTTATTTTCAATTAGATAATTTAATATATCTTTTCTTTTTCCTGTTACTTCCTTTTCATACTCATCCAAAATATCTTCTTCTATTTTAACAGGTATGAAATTAAAATCAATTAATTTTTGATTTCTTTTCCAATTATCAGTATTAGTCCATTCTGAAAGTTCTCCTTTTATTTCATTTATCTTTTTTAAACCACATGGTTTTTGCCTCTTATCTTCACACAAAAAAGTATCATCATCTGATAAAATATTTGGTATACCATCAGAAGAATCCCCCTTTATTATATGACTAATAAGAAAATCTTCTGGGTCACCACAATTTATAAATTCTTTTTTGATTGGACTGTATTGTCTAACATTTGGATATCTTTGTAATTGATTAAAGTCTTTGTCATTAGATACAATAACAATTTTTTCCTTCTCGGAATATTTTTTACAAAGAACTGCAATTATATCATCTGCTTCTACACTAAGTATTTTAATGTTTTTATAAGGGAAAGTTTCTAATACTTCATGGTGTATCGTATTCATTATTTCATGAACTTTTGACCAATCAATATTATCTTTCTTTTTATTTTTAGACCTATTATATTTGTATTGAGGAAATATATCTTTTCTCCAATACTTACCACTGTCGTTACATATAACTAATTCACCATA